GTAGTAGCCCGCCCATTGGTTGATTGGGCAGGTCATAAATTCCATGTTTTTCAACTGCCCATGACCAGGACCAAACTGTTTGTGGGCGCATGTTGTAGAATTCTCCAAATCTAGTACGGGCCATTTCTATATCTTCGTAGATTGTGGGTTCTTGTATATGTAGCGGTTGAGTACGGAGTCCAATACATTGCAACACAGTTTCCCAGTTGCGTTGTTGATTACGGCGTATGTCATCTGGGTCAGTACTACGAATCACACCTGTGGCAGTGATGTCTACCAATGTATAACCTTTGAAAAATTGTAGTCCTGTATCCATGATACTGTATTTATCGGCCATAAAAAAACGCACCGTAAAGTGCGTTCTTTTATTAAACTAACCTACTGATTAGGAAGTAGCTAGTTTGAAGTTTACAGAACCAACAACAGTAGCTGTGTTAGCCCAAATGTTACCAGTGTTGTTGCCGATGTTGGCAGTCAACGCTTGGATACGTGTTTGCAATGCTGAAGCGATTGTAGTTGCTGTGTAACCAGAACCAGCAGTAGCTGCAGTGTCAGTACCTGCACCAGATGCTTCTAGTAGAATACTGATAGAACCACTGTTAACTTGATACATTGTGATTGTGCTGTCAACTGCGATAGCACGCAAAATTGTTTCTACTGAACCGCCTGTTGCCAAGTCAGTTGTAGCAAAAGTTTGTTGTGAACCAGGTACAACAGAAATTGCGATTGGGGCTTTTGTCAAGCCTGTTGCAACGATTTGACCTAGAGAACCGATGCCTGAGTCGACGTTTACTACGCCATTTGCATCACCTACATAACGTGTTTGGATTGCCATTTTATTTTTCCTTTAAAAGTTAGTGCGTTTGCACGCATGTAAATATTTATGATTTGCGGAAAAAAACGGTATTTTATGCTTACTTTGCAAACAAGGCAGCACCAAAGGTACCACGATTTACCAGTTTTACCAAGCCTTGCGGTGTGTTAAACACAAAGCCTTCACCAGCAGGTTTGCCATTTACACTTTGTTGTATACCTTGTACTTGTTGCTCAAGTTGTTCTGCAAGATTTGCTTTTAGTGCATATAGACTGTTCCATATTGTAAACAGTCCATTTAGTCCTTTGTGATTACGATACAGATACCCACCTCGATTGTCCCCGATTAGAGATTTAATTTGTTTGGCACTGATTTTGTTGGCAGGATCTTGCAACCAATCAACCAATTCCAGCGTGGTTTGCCCGGTGATGCGCTTGTTCATGTATCTTTGAATTGCTTGACGAATTACTCCGTCTAATCCTGCTAGGAAACTGTCTGCTACAGCACCATACTGGCTCACTGCTCTTTTGGCTGCTTTGGATAACTGTACAGGATCATCCAGTTTGAACTGTAACCCAGCACTGGGTGTCAATATAGTCACTGATCCATTGCGTTCAAGTCCTTGCCCGTTCCACTGCACAGGTTTTGCGGCATCATTGGCAAAGTACTGATGTACTACTACTCCGCCCACACTACGACCAATTTGTTGACCTAGAGCTGAGTTAACAGGAATACTGTATTCTACCACATTGGGTTTGAAGTGATACATTCCCTTGACTGGTGCAAGCCTCTGAGACCAAAGTAGATCGCCCCAGAAGAACCCAGTGCTGTTTCCCACTGCTTCATCCAGTCCTGCCCAAATATTTTGTAGTTTTGTGTACAAGTCAGGACGTAGTCGGCCTGACGTTTTTTTGCTGTCGTATTCTTGCCAACGAGCAGGACTATCTGCAAAAATCTTTGCATCAAACATGTATTTGTCTTGTATGGTAAAACGTCCATCAGGAAGTCGGCCAAATATCAGTGCAGGAAATCCATCCCATTTGATAGTGACTGAACGTGGATTTTTGATAACATATTCCAGGCTGGCCAAGGCTTGTTGTGCAGATGATGTACCATCAAAGATTGCATCTTCGGGATGTGGTTGTCCACCAGTGCGTGCTTCCATGAGGATACTGTTAATGAAATCTAATTTCATACCATGTGACCCATCTTACGGAACCAGGCTGCAGTGCCAGGAGCATGATCTTCAGGCAGAGTCAATAGGCCTTTGGCTTGATCTTGACGTGCTTGTGCTAGTTTTGCTTCACGATCAGTATCATTTTGCAATGCAACCATCATGGATTTAACTGAATTTAAATCATCTTCCTTGGCTTTGGGCCCAAGTAATATCTTAGCAACTTCTTGACGTGTGCGGCCAACTATTTCGTTGTTATCTCTACGCATAAGATTAGCACCAAATGCATCAAACTTTAGACCAAGATGCTTGGCAATGCTGTTCATTAGAATAAAGTTTTGTTGTCCTTTGAATCCGGGATCACTGTACATACCACGTGGTCCATGTTGATGCCAAGGTGCTACAATCTTAACATCCTTGATAGCCATCAAATCAACTTGTGCCACACTTACTCGGCCATTTGCACCTTTATACTTTACACCAATGCTAACATTACGTCCATTTACATTGGCTTCTATACCTTTGGCGGTAAAATATGTTTGCAATGCTTTTTTAGCAGCCAACACAGGGTCCTTTGCATCTTGGGTGTTGAACACTTTAACTAGATCATCTGCTTCAATCATTAGGTCAATGTCCCCGGCCGGAACACCTTTAAATCCTGCTGATCCTATATCTGCTTGTAGATTTTTTAATAGTGCTTGTGGCATTTCACGTCGTGCGATACCGACCACAGTGGGCACATCACGTTGATCCACTGGTTGACTTGTTGGGATAGCATTACCGCCTTCATACAGATGCATCATTGTTGTGTACCACCCATTACTTTGTCAAGATATGCTTGGAAAGATTCTAGATCAGCTGCGTTACCTTTGAGAGCAGTCCATTGCCCATTATTACCAATGGCATAGTCTAGACTTTTATAACGTACAATAATTGGGTCTCGACTGACAATTGATACACCTTTTGGTAATCCAGGTGCAGTCTGGTTGACCCGTCCAGCAGCTCTATTGGTCATTGCAGCATGATACATTTTTGTAATGTAGTTTCTAGCGCCGCCAATGCTGGATATGTTTTCTTTATTAATATCAACATCGTTGCCGGCACTGGGATATCTATTTCTGGTCCAAGTGTCCAATTCATTCTTAAAAACATTGGGGTCTTTCAAATTAACTACATAGCCGCGTTGCTTAACATATTTGTCCCAACTATCAAATTCTTTTTGTAAATTTTCCCCACCCGCGGCCCTGGCACGATTGGTAGCATAGGCGCCTTTTACTGCACCCCAAAGACCTTTGGCCAACTTACTTCCAGATTTTGCAACAGACGAAGGCTGTTGTGCTTGGGCAGGTGCTGGTTGTGTAGGTGCGGCGGGAGCTGGGTTTCCATTAGGAGTTCCTGTATTTGTATTAACTGCTTCACTTACTATTTCATTAATCTTCACTGCGCATTCTCCTGACACCGCGTTTGAATTTATCGGGTTCTTGCGTGCGAATGCTGTTAAGTAATCTACGTTCCAACTCACCTGCTTGGTCAGCATCGTAGTTTTCACGGATATAATTTATCAGATTAATAGCACCTTGTATTACATGACTGGCCCTGCTTTCCACAAGATTTTCACGATCTTTATGGGTCAGCATGGTGTCTAATTCGTCAAGTATGCTACGAGCTCGCTTTTGCAAGATTTACTCCAATTTATGTTATATTTATGTATCGTATTAATAAATATCGATGACTTTTTTTGTGGTGTTTTTGTAGTGTATAAATACCCCATGGTGTCCACATTCCCGCGTCCTTACCCGAGTCAATTTGATCTTAGAGGCGAAACACTTACCTGTTATGGGTCAGACTTTCGAGATATTGTTAACTATACATTTAATTCCCAGGGTTATCGTGCAGATTTTGATTTTGACTTGGCAGATCCTGACCCTATTGTGGTTGCATTAGGCAGCAGTATTGCAACAGGGCACGGAATTGAGATAGATAGATCTTTTGCGTCTCTTGTTGCAACCAAACATAAGAAAAAATTATGGAATCTAGGACAAGGGTGCTTTCGATCTTCAAATCAA